GTAACAAGGCAGCCTGAACTTATGTCGGTTATGGGTGATTTGTTATTCAAAAATATGGATTTTGCCGGCGCTCAAGCAATGGCAGACCGTATGAAAAAGTTCATTGATCCAAAATATTTAGATGAACAAAGCGAATATGATCCTGAAAAAGAACAAATGGCCGGAGTAATAGAGCAAGGTCAGCAACTAATAACTCAACAGCAAGAGCAAATTGAAAGTCTCGTAGCTCAATTAGAAGATAAGAAAAACGAGCTAGATATAAAAGCCTTAGCCGAAGAAAATAAAAAAGAAGCAAACGTCGAAGCAAGTAAGATTGATCTGTTAAAGCTTGAGGCTGAAAGGGAAAAAACTAGACAAGATTATGAATTTAAAATGGCCGCTCTACTTCTTAAGCAACAAGAACTGGACTTGCGTGCTCATGAAAAGATGAGAGATATTGAGATAGAAGAAGAAGTGGAAGAGCCAGAAGAATACAATAACCAACAAGAGGAGTAAACATGAACGACATTGAAAATCAGGCGATTGAAACCGAAGTGGTAGAACAGCCGATTGAAACAACAGAAGAAACAAAGGTTGAAAAAAAACAACCCGCAGAAGATCAAAAAGAGACAGACGAGATAGAGAATGATGATGATGATGATGCGGATGATGATACACCGTTTCCAAAGAAAGCAACAAGAGCATTGGAACGGCGCAATAAGAAGATAAACAAATTACGATCTGAAAAATTTGAGCTGGAGCAACGATTAAGGGAGTTTGAATTAAACAATCAAAATAAGCAAGTTCAGCAATGGCAACCAAATTCAGGCGCTGAGCCGAAAGAGGACGACTTTGAAAACTATGCGGATTATTTAAAAGCCCTCGGCGCTTATGAAGTAAGGCAAGAGTATGCTCAAAGAGAGCAGCAAAGCCAATTCGAAAGAGAGCTTCAAAGCCAAACAAATTGGGTCAATGACAACGTTAAGCGTGTAGACGCTAGGGTTGCTCAAGCGGTTGAAACTATTCCAGATCTGAACGGACTGTATTTAGAAAATCAGGATGTGATAGAAGGATATTCAGACGCAACTAAATACGCTTTTTTGGAGGCTGAACGACCAGAACTAGCATTCTATGCTTTTGCAAAGGAAGGCAGGCTTGAAGAGTTAGACAGTTATTCGCCAACAAGATTAGCAAGGGAGATAGCATTAGCTGAAATAAGGGGTGAGAAACTAAGCAAAAACCGCCCAATAAGCAAAGCACCAGCCCCAATAAAACCATTAAAAACAGGTGGGACAAGAGCAAAATCACTAAGTGATATGTCACCAACTGAACTTTTAGAATATTTAAAAAAACAAAGGAAATAAAACATGGCTAATACTTTTAATAACGTCAAAGACGTCGGTACGGTTTTGTCAAAACTAGCAGCCGGCTATTTAATTGATAATTTACAATTTGCTAAAACAGTAGATAAAGAGCCGGAATCATCTTTTGGTTCTGTTAACGGGTATAAAGTTGGTGATACAATCAATATATCTGTACCAGCACGCTTTATCCCTGGGACATCTCTGAATATTACATCTACACAACAAGATGTCGTGGAGGAGAAAAAACCACTTGCACTAGATACAACACGAACCGTTGCTGTAAATGCGGACGCTTTAGAGCTTCGCAATGATATTTCAGAGGCTGAATTACTAGCTAAAGGCGATCGTATCTTAAAGCCGGCAATGGCTGCGCTTGCTCAAGCTATTGAGGCCGATATCATCGAAAAAGCAACAGATGCAATTTATAATACTGTTGGAACTCCTGGTTCTACTGTGTTTGATACTGCAACTATGTTGTTAGCTAAAGATAAACTAGCTTACAACTTGGCTCCTATGGGTGATAGAAAAGCTCTTTTGAACACTACTGCTATGAGTTCAGCAGTTAATGCTAGAAAAGGACTGTTTCAGTCAGCAGAAGATATCAAAAGACAGTACAAAGAAGGTTATATCGGTACTGCTGATGGCTTTAGCTTCATGGAAAACCAGATGCTTAACACCCATACCAACGGTAACGACGTTTCTTTCGAGGTGAGTACTACTGTTTCAACCGAAGGCCAAACAACATTAGTAGTTGAAGGTTTAACTACAACTACAGGAACAGTTACTAAAGGCACAACCTTTACTATTGATACTGTGTATATGGTACATCCACAAACCAAACAAGTAACAGACCAATTACAGCAATTTGTTGTAACTGCTGATGCTACTGCAAATGGCTCTGGTGTGGCTACTTTAAGTATTTCACCTGCATTATACACATCTGCATCAAATGGCTTGCAAAATATCAATGCATTCCCTGCGGATGGTGATACTTGTAACGTTTTAACTGGTTCAGCTTCAACTGGATACGTTCAAAACTTAGCATATCACCCAAGTGCATTCAGATTCATTTCTACTAAACTTTTCCAGCCAAAAGCAGTTGAAATGTCTGGTGTAGCTACTGAAAACGGTATAACCGTAAACATGGTTAGCGCGTTCGATGTATTAACTTACAAAGAGATATTGCGTTTTGACTGTTTATATGGTTTTGCCGCTATTCGTCCAGAGTGGGCTTGCCGTATTACTGCATAACTGGTAGGGGTTTTACGCCCCTATCTTTAATCTTAGGAGTTAAATAAATGACACAAGCAACAATAACAAACGAAGGAGCGTTCGATAGGAGTATTCGTACCGATATAAACACAAACTTCACGGAGCTTTACACTAACAGATGGCAAGTAGCTAGGCAATCAGCGGATGTTACGGCTTCGGAAAGCACTACTTTAGCAGATCTAACTGGCTTATCGCATACTTTAGCGGTTGGCACGTATAAGTTTAAAGTATCATTACAAGCTTTATCAACTGCAAACGGAGGTACTAAAGTAGCATTCAGCTATACAGCACCTACATCATTGCAATGCGAAGCTAAAGCATTTACAGCGTCTGCCGTTGCTGTTACAAGGACAACTACAACCACCAATCAAGCGTCTTTAGTAGCTGCTACAGTTGCTAATATTTGCGTTGAATTAGAGGGTACTTTAGTTGTAGCAACTGCAGGTACTATACAAGTGCAAGGTGCTCAAAACGTATCACACGTTGATACTACAACTTACTACACTGGATCAACTTTTGAAGTATTTCAAATTTCATAGAGGATAATATGATAAAATTAACAAAAAACTCTGGAGTAAAGATTCTATCACCGGAAAGTAAATTAATTGATAAATTAAAAGCAGAAGGCTGGGTAGAAATAGTAGAAAATACTAAAGAGACAGTAGAAAATACTAAAGAGAAAAAAGCTAAGTAACTAAGGGGGGGTAACCCCCCTTAATAGAGGGTGTAACATGACAACTGTACTTGATATAATAAAAGATGCAATGAGTGAGGCGGGCATTACTACGCAAAATGAAACTCCAACGAACAGTGAGACTCAAGACGCATTGAGGGTGTTAAATAGAATGATAGATTCGTGGTCTAATTCTGGGACTATGATTTATACCACTCCTACAGAAAGTTTCAGCTTAACAAGCGGTACAGCAAGTTATACTATTGGCGATGGTGGCACTTTTGACACAGTTAAGCCTAATAAAATAGTGCAGGCACACGTAAGAATCGCAAATATTGATTATAATTTAAATATAGAGCCGGACAGCGTTTATCAAGGCATTACATATAAAACTATTGGCAACATCCCTGAAATATTAAACTTTACTAACGCTTATCCGTTAGCAACGATTAATTTGTATCCAGTGCCAAGCCAAGCAATGACATTATTTATTACAAGTGAAAAACCCTTAACAACGTATGCATCAACCAATACAGCGTTAGTTGTGCCTCCGGGGACAGAAGATGCCCTTGTTTACAATCTAGCCTTACGCTTATCTAGTAAATACGGCAAAAAGGCCAGTGAAGAATTAAAGCAAATGGCGAGTAGCTCGAAAGCGGCTATAGCTCTAAACACAGTAAGAAACAACCCTTTAAGATCACAAGCGTTGCAATCAAGAACAGACAATAATATTTTTAGTGGTTATGCGACATGAAAATAGAATTAGTAGGTGAAAGTTATAGAGATTGGAGTATAACTTATAGTGCGCAAAAGACAGTAAACTTTTTCCCTGTATTTTCTAACCAAGGTAGAGAAGTATCAGCCTTATATGGCACGCCAGGACTAGAAGAGGTTGCAGATTCAGGAGCTGGCCCAATAAGAGGTAGCTTTAAATCCCGTAAAAATGGCCGTGTTTTTTTTGTAAGCAGTAGTATTTTATATGAAATAGATTCTTCATATGCATTAACATCAAGGGGTAACTTAGATCAAAGCGCAGGAAATATAACAATCTGCGAAAACACTACACAAATGGCTGTATGTGACGGTGCAAATGTATATATATTCACATACGCTACAAATAACTGGGCAAAGGTAACAGATCCAGACTTACCCGTATCAGGAACAATCACTTCAATTGATAACTTTTTTGTTGTTAATGAGGTTGGTACAGATAAATTTTATATTAGTGATTTGGCTGATGGAAGCTCTTGGGTAGCAACAGAATTCAAGAGTGCGGAATCAAACCCCGATCAGATTAAACGTGTGTTTAACGCAATGGGCCAGTTATGGTGCTTCGGGGAAGTATCGACAGAACTATTTAGCAATACAGGCGCGTCGGATTTTCCTTTTGAAAAAATATCAAATGGTACGTTTAACATAGGCATTGTTGCGCCTTATTCGGCTATTGTAGTGGGCCGCGCTGTTTTTTGGCTTGGGCAGGACGAATACGGCTATGCGCAAGTATACGAAGCAACGGGAATTAACCCAAGGATAATTTCAACAACTCCTATAGCGCTATTATTGCAGCAAGCTACAAATTTAAGCGATGTAGTAGCTTGGGCGTACCAAGAAAAAGGTAGAACTTTTTATATTTTGACAGGTGGAGGCTTAGAAACTTCATTATGTTATGATCTTGAGGCAAAATCTTGGCATGAAAGGGCTTATTGCAATTCAGATGGTAACTTTGAGCAACATAGAGGCATAACTTGCGTGTTTGCATTCAATAAACAATTAGTTGGCGATAGAGATAATGGTAAAATATATAATATGGATATGGATATATACTCGGACAATGGAGATGCTATTGTCAGAGAGCGTATTTATAGACATGTTTTTGAGGAAGGATATAGAATAAAGTTTCCTGTGCTAGAAATAGGCGCAGAAACAGGAGTAGGACTCCAAAACGGCCAAGGAACTAACCCTGTAATAGCATTATCTGTTTCTAAAGACGGCGGTAAAACATACGGCGATGTTTATACACAAACCTTAGGGGAGGCCGGTAGTTTCTACGGTACAATTAGATTCAGAAGGCTTGGAATTTCAGAATCAATGACGTTTAAAATAAGGATTTCAGACCCTGTAAAAGTAGCATTATTTGG